ATAATCTTAGGTTTCGTAGCCAAGTTATTTGCTCTAAAGAGTCAAGCAGCATCAGAGAATCAGAAGTTGATGATACAGTCATTACAGGTTAGGAATGATTCTATCAATATGGCGAGGGATAGAGCAGACAAAGAGAGTCCTATGGCTGCTATGAATAGACGAGTAATTATATTTGTCATCTTAGGTTTAGTTATATTCACACAGGTAGCACCTATATATTTTGATGTACCTACAGTAATACCCACTATAGTCGAAGGGTTTAGTATTTTAGGAATACAACTTACACCGGATGTGGTAGAATATGCTTCTGTAGAAGGCTTGCTCAAGATGGATGAAATTTTTAAATGGGCAACAATGATAATTGAATTCTACTTTGGAGCACAACTAGCAAAAGGTAGGTAAAACATGAGAAGGGCGATTGTCGTACCCGACCAGCACGCCCCTATACATTCGGAGAGTGCGGTTAAGGTGGTACTAAAGGCGATAGAATTTGTCAAACCAGACATATTTATCAATTTGGGCGATGTTGGAGAATGGGAGTCTGTATCTGCTTGGCAGTATAAAAGACGAAAACGCCCACCAATAGAATACCAACTCAAAGAGATGGTTGAGGAAATCAAAAAAGTTAATAAATTTATTGACAGATTTGATAAAGTCTTAGAAAAAGTTTCTTGCAAAGAAAAATATATTCTTGCTGGGAATCACGATGAGTGGTTAGATGCTTGGGTAGAAGAAAATCCTTATTTAGACCAATACACATTCAGAAATGCTTGTAAGTGGGATGAAAGAGGATATGATTATAAAGTATGGAATGAGGTTCTAAAACTAGGTAAGTTGAATTTTATTCATGGTGCATATACTACAGTTAATCATGCCAAGAAACATCTTGACCAGTATGGTGCAAATATTGTTTATGGTCATGTACACGACATACAACGATATTCACATACCAAACTAGATGATGATGGCATAGCTGCATGGTCTATGGGTTGCTTAAAGGATATGTCTGCTGAGAAAAATAGATGGCTTAAAGGTAGACTACATAATTGGAATCACGCTTTCGGAATAGTTACATGGTTTGATGATGATTTATTTCAATTAGAAACCATAGAGATTGTTAAAGGTAAATGCTCCGTATGGGGCAAAATAATTAAAGGATAAGATATGACATTTAGAGGCTTAATTAATGAAGTATTAATAAGACTAAGAGAAGATACGATTAGTAGCGATTGGTCTGGGGATATTAATGATAGTACAACTATATCTGCTTATCAAAAAGTAATAGGTGCTTTGGTTAATGATGCGAAACGCCATGTAGAAGAAAGACATGATTGGCTTAATCTTAGAACAACAGTTGATGTTACAACTGTAAATGGCACAAAGAACTATAACCTTAGTTCTGGTCAGCAGATTAAAATAATGGATGCAATCAACAATACTACTGGTATGCACCTACATCAAGTGGGAAGAACCTATATAAATACAGTTACATATCCATCTCAGAATACAGGTGAGCCATTGTACTACGGATTTAATGGTAGTGATGCCTCTAATAACTTAAAAGTAGACCTCTCACCAGTTCCTACAACGGCTCATACTATCTCATTTGATATTATAAAGTATCAAGCCGACCTAGCTGAAGCCGATACAGTATTAAGCGTTCCAACAAAACCAGTTATATTAGGTGCGTGGGCAAGGGCTATTGCAGAAAGGGGTGAAGATGGTGGTACACAATCTAGTTTAATGGCTCAAGAGGCGGGAGAGGCTCTTAAACAAGCAATTATATTAGATAGTGGTAATACAAGATATGAAACAGATTGGTATATTAACTAATGGCAAAGCCTTTATCATATCAACCACTACCAAATTTTGGTGTAAATGGACTAAATACTCAAACCAATCCATCGTCTTTAGATGCTAGTTGGCTAACATCTGCTGAGAATATTGTTCTAAGGGAGTCTGGAAGAATATCTTTTAGAAAGGGATTAAAACAAAAAGTAGTTCCAAGTGGTACAGCGATAGGTTCTATAACAGAACATAACGACCAAGGAACAAATAAGATATTTGCTAGTCATGGTACATCTATATATACGATAGATTTTACTTCACCCAATGCTGCATTTCAAACATCTACTATTGATGTTAGACACACAGTTTCGGGTTCGTCTGGAGATTGGCAGTTTGTAAACTTTAATAATAGATTGCATTGTTTTCATTCTGGAGTTGTTCCACAGAGATATGATGGTGCTTCTGATGCTTTAGAGAGGTGGTCTGCTCATGTTAATGCTACTGCTATAAATGATGGTAGTGATATAGATGATTCTGTTACTACTATAACAGTAGATAGCACTATTGGTTTTCCTCCAAATGGGAAAATAACGATTGATAGTGAAATAATTTCTTATACTGCAAAAACACCTACAACATTTACAAGTTGTACTAGAGGAGCAGATAGTACATCAGCAGCATCTCATTTGGATGATGCAGCAGTTACAACGGCTACAAAACCTGCTGGAGTTACTACATTTGACCCTAGTTGTGGTATGGGTTTCTATGGAAAACTCTGGTGTGGGGGAATTACAGAGGCTAAAGATGTTGTTTATTACTCAGTTTTACTAGATGGGGATGATTGGACAGGTACTGGTTCTGGCTATATTGATTTAAAAACAGTATGGGGAACAGATGAAATAGTAAACATATCCCCATTCTTTGGTAAATTAGTTATTTTTGGTAAAAAAAATATCGTAATATATGATGACCCCCGCTCTGGTGGAACATTGGTTCTTGATGAGGTAATTAAAGGGATTGGGTGTGTAAGTAGAGATTCAGTACAGGCAATCGCAGATGACTTGGTTTTCTTGTCTGAAACAGGATTAAGGTCATTGGCTCGTACTACAGAAAAAGATAAACTACCAATGCAAGACTTATCTGGGGCGATAAAGGACACATTAATTAGAAATATATCGCAAAGTACAGATGTAAAGTCTGTATATGTAGAGAATGAAGGTGTCTATATTATGAGTTTTGTAGATAAAAACATTAATTATGTGTTTGATTTTAAACATAGAACACCCCTTAATACGCCAAGAGTAACAACTTGGACTTTTGATTTAGATAGAGAACCTGCTAGTATGGCTTATACAAAACTATATAGTGGTCTGCTTGTAGGACAGAAAGATGGAAGTATTGCTGGATATGAGGGTTATCACGATATAGATTTAGCTTGGGATTCTGGAGTGTCTTATACTAACGCTGCTTTTACAAGCAATATAGCTTCTGTATGGGTTAGTTTAGGGGGAGAACAGACAGTATCTTCATCTCTATTAAAAAGGATGCTACTTGTTTTAGAGGGTGGCTCTGGTTCGGTACTCAGTTTGAGATGGTATAAGGATTTTAGTTCTTCATCATCAGCAGAAACCTTGATTGAATTGCGACCAGATACTACAGGTTCAACAGCGTTATGGGGTGACTCAGCATCTTTATATGGTGCAGCTAAATTTACACCAATATATGGATTGAAAGAATATAAGACTCCATTAACAGGAAGTGCGAAACACTTAAAACTCCATTTGTCTTTAGCATCGAATGGCTATGATGCCTCGATTCAAGACTTAACATTATTACATAAAGAAGGGAAAATACGATGAGCGATTATACTTTAGCAGTAGCTTGGTCTGGCAAGGATGCACTTTCTGACTCAGATAGTGCAAAGGTAATATCTGGCGATGACTTCGATTCCGAGTTCACTACAATCAGAACAGCAGTTAATTCAAAGGCAGACATAGCCTCACCTACTCTGACAGGAACACCAGCAGCACCAACAGCAGCAGCAGATACTAATACTACACAGATAGCAACAACAGCATTTGTAACTACAGCAATTGCAGCCGAAGTAGAAGTAACAGCAGCAATTATAAATGCCTTAGTTTATCCAGTAGGTTCTTTATACTTTAATATGGCAGTTTCTACAAATCCAAATACCTTACTAGGTATGGGAACTTGGGTGGCTTATGCAGAAGGTGAGGTGTTGGTTGGTAAGGAAGCATCTGGTACATTTGATACTTTAGATGAAAGTCTTGGTGCTGAAACTGCTAGTAGCTCAACTACAGGAAGCACCACACTATCAACCTCTCAAATGCCAGCACATACTCACACTTTCAATTTAGCAGATGGTTCAGTAGGTAGTGGTGTTGAAAGTACAAATACTACTGGTGGTGGTACTTGGACTACCAGTTCAACAGGTGGCGGTAGTGGACACACTCACACAACCCCAGCAGTTTCAACATTACAACCAAGTGTAACAGTTTACATTTGGAAAAGAACAGCATAATTAGGAGATAGAGAAATGGCAAACAGGCAAAGGCAAAATCCACCAGTAAATATGTATGCATCAGATATTGCCGCTGACTTTGGCAAATCAACTGCTAAAGAAATTGCGGCAGATAAACAGTCTTGGCAAGGGGGCGAGGGTTGGAGTGAAGCACAATTTTTTGGAAACCCAGAAAGGGGCTATGAAGCTACTGGTGGTTTAAAAGAAGGATGGAAACTGGGTTTAGATGGAATACCTTATAATGCTGCACTAGGCGGACTTCTTGGGGGATTGGGCAGAGGTAGAGGTGGTAGTGGTAATAATGTAGGTTATGCTTGGGATGATTATAACCGACAAATGTCGCTTTTAGATAAGATTGGAGAAATGTCTGCTGGTTATTCTACATACGGCACATTGGGTGATACTGTTGTAGATTATGCGGGTAAGAAGATTACTCAAACTCTATCTCCAGCGTTACAGGCACAATATGATGCCTTACTTGGTGGTGCTACAGCATCAAGAGCAAGAGCAGCGGCTATGGGTGCTGACCCATACGAAATGCAACAATATTTATATGACCAGAATTTAGCACTTAAACGACCAGCACAAGAACAACTAAGAGCACAAACACAGGAGGCATTAGCAGCCAAAGGGATGTTGGGTTCAACTGGTGGTGCGGGATTATATGGTCAAGTAGAAGAATCAATACAACGCTCTAATGCTCAAGACTTTGCTGATGCTATGGCACAATCACAACAGATGTTGGATTTGGAAAGAGCCAGAGGTCAGCAAGATTTAGCAACAGCGACTGCTATGGGAGGACTACAAATACCATTTATGGAATCTGGTAGAGCGTATGGACAAGGTACACGCATTGGAAATGTAGAGGGTGTTTCTGGAGCATCGGCTAATATAGCCAACCAACTAGCAACTAGAGATTACGGTAAGAAAAAAGGTCTATGGGATATGCTGGGTGGCGGTGGACTGGGCGGTGGAGGCGGTGGTGGACTGTTTGGCTCACTTCTTAGTGGAATCTTTACATAGGAGATAAATAATGGCAATATACGACTTTGAGGGAATGTTCGGAGATAGATATAGCACAGAACAGGCGATAAATGATGCTATGTTTAAAGAGGCTGTGTCATTTGGGCAACTTGACCGAACAAAATATGCTCCAATGACTGCGAGCTCTTATGGTCAAGCCTATATGGGTGGTGCTGGTATGGCTGGTTTATTGGGTGGACAACATCCAATGATGAAAAGACAGAATCTTCTTGATGAAATTAAAAAGAAATACCCAGACCCTCGTACACCAAAGGAATTATATGACCTTGCTGCTGAATTATCTACAAACGGCTTTGGAGATTTGTCTATGCAAGTTAGACAGGTTGCTATGGAAATGGAAAAGAATGAGGCAACTAAGGCATATAATGTTGGACAATTAAATAAGCCAACAGAAAGTTGGTTGAAAAGGATTCCCGAAACACTTAGGGGTAGTGTTATGACTACAAAATTAGAAAATGAATATTTAAAGATAGTTGCTCCAGACCTAGTTGAACATGATACAGAAAGATTTGAGCATGTTTCTGTTTGGAAAGATGCAAGGAAAAATCATCTAGCAGATATAGAGGGTTTAATTCAACAATTTGCGAATGATTATCATAAGGTAGGAATTACTAAACAAGATATACAGGCTGCTATAGGTGATGATGCCGCTCTAACTGAGAAGTTTATAGCGTGGATAGGAACACATGGTAATAGAGATGTGGCTGATAATCTATTAACAGCAATGGGTAGACTTAATACAGAAAAAGAAAAAGATAATAACCTACCACACACTCAAGAAAAAGTAGATGTTAGTAAGAAGGATTTTCCTATTACTTATACATGGACTGATGAAACCGCACAAGATAGAATGATAACATTACAGGAGAGTATAAAAGCTGGTGGAAATCTATCAGACTTTGAAAAAAGACAAATGGAAGAATTAAAGAGAAGATTTCCAATGGGAGATATTGGTTCGGCAAATATACCCCGTACTGTTGATGCTTGGTGGGGATAAATGGCAACTAAATTTATAGATGGTGTCGGTTTAGTTACTGTTTCTTCTAAGAAATCAAAAGAAGAGGTAGACCTAACTATGGACTACTATGAAAACATAGCACCTAGGTATCAAGAACTTGGTGGGTTTGCTGCTGGTTTTAATGATACTGAGTCTATTATCTATAGATGGTGGGAAAATGCCCATAAGACTGAAGATGAAGAAAAAGATACATGGTTCAAAGAACAAATGTCGCAATGGGGTAAGATGGTAGGTTATACAGATTCACAAGCCTTATTAAAATTCTATAATGATATAGAAAAGATAAGACCACTAAACGCTGAAGAACAGGCTGACATAGAGGCTAATCATACAAGCATGAAAAACTTTGAGGCTGATATGTATGATGCCTATGATAATCATAGTGGTGATATTTCTGATGTTCAAAAGAAATACGGATATGATGAAGAAGAACTTGGTGTGATGAAAGGTCTTTGGGAATTTGGTAAGTTGGCTGCTACAAATCCAAGATATATGTTGGGTTCTCTTGCTGGTATGGTTGTAAAAGACCCAGAGTTACTATTATTAGGGTTTCTTAGAATACCAAGTTTGGCTGGTCAAGGTGCGGCAAGGTCAGCACAGATGCTCCAAAAAACAAGATTGGCTCAACAGGCAATTAAGATACAACCTAAATATGTACAAGGGTTAGCAAGGGCAATGCAAAGTAATAGGGGTAAAGCAGTAGTCGGAAGGGCTGCTGAAGGTGCTACTTATGCTGGAACTTATGAAGCCTTACATGATTTGACATTCAATGGTCATATCAAGAAAGAGAATATAGAAAGAGGTTTGGCATTAGGTGCTTTATTAGGCTCTGCTTTTGGTGCTATAACTAAAAGTACAGGTGCTAATAGTTGGTTGTTATCCAAACAGGGTTCTATAAATGCTGAGAAAAAGTTATCTCTTCTTAAAAATACAGGCGAAGAACTTAAATGGAGAGAGGTAAAAAATCCAGCGGGTGAAACTGTTGATGCCCTAGGTTGGTCTGTGGGTTGGCAAAAAAGGATGCACACTGTACAGGATAGAATACATAGTGGCTGGACATATAATAAAAATACCAAAGTATGGGAATTACCAGTTAAACCAGAAGAAGCAAAACCAGTTGATGCTTTGGGTTTAGAAACTAAGAATGTAGATTTTAGAGCAGTTCCAAATAAAGCAAAGTTACCAGAAGGATTAACTCATGGGGCAAGATATAAACTTTGGAAAGATAGGGCGGTTCAAATTTGGAAGAGGGGTGAAGAAACAGTTGGTGATGCCGAGGCAGTTATAGATGGTCATATTAATTCTCGCAAATCAAAACTTCTTTTAGAAAGAAATAAAGATGGTGTAGCAAAATATACAAATGAAGAAGCCTCTGGTATTGCTGCTAAAGAAGTAGCAAGGGATTTAGAAAAATTAAATCCAGAATTTATTAAG